TCCTCAGGCACTGCGAAGGAGACCACTGCCTGATGGTGCCTGCGGGACGCTGAAGGCGAAGTCTCAGAGCAGGCCCGATTCCGTTTTGCGGATGAGGGCCAGCTCTTTGACGGCTCCCTTCGCTGGAAGCGTGTCGCAGGTAAACGGCGGCCCCTGAAACGGTTCACGGTTGTGGACGGGATCGGGTCAACAGACGTTTACTCCGCCCATGATGGAGGCACGGAGAATTTGCTGCGCGGCGTGGAGCAGCGGATTTTCCGTGTGGCGGGCCCGGATGGGGGTCTTGTGCCCCCGCCGCAGCCCGTCGCAGGACAGTACAGGCGGATGAGCCGGCTTGCTCGAAGTTTTGTGCGCATGGTCCCGCATTGCACTCGGATGTCCCTCGAGGCTTTTGTCTTGAGTTCCCCGAGTTCCAAGCGTGAGATCTACCAGCGGGCGCATGAGACTTACTTGCAGCGGGGGTTTCGGCCCTCTGACGCTCGGGTCGCTTCTTTTGTGAAGTTTGAGAAATTGAACTTTACTAAGAAGTCTGATCCAGTGCCACGGATTATCCAACCAAGGACACCACTGTACAACCTGCTTGTTGGGTCATGGATCAGACCACTGGAGCATGTTCTTTACCACGCTATTGCTTCATTGTGGGACGGTCCAACTGTGATGAAGGGACTCAACGCCTCTGGTGTTGCCAGTGCCATCGCTGAGGCTTGGAGCAGCTTTGCTGATCCAGTCTGCATCCCTGCGGATGCTTCGCGCTTTGACCAACACGTGTCTGTGGATGCGTTGCGGTTCGAGCACGGGGTGTACAATGGGGTGTTCCGGGATCCCGAGCTTGCATACCTCTTGAGGTTGCAGCTCCGGAACTACGGACGATGTTACACTGACACGCATCGGGTGGCGTACGAGGTGGATGGTTGTAGGATGAGCGGTGACATGAACACAGGCTGTGGCAACTGCTTGATTGTGAGTTTGTTGGTCTATCAGTTTTGTCTTGATTGCGGGTTGGGCATCGGAGGGACCCGTTCCGGCTCCGGCCGGTACGGTATACCGAAGGTGGCCGCTCGTTTGATTGACAATGGTGATGACTTCTCACTCATCGTTGAGCGGCGGTTTCAGAATGTGGTCATGGCGCGCCTAGGTCCGTGGTTTCTTGACTATGGGTTTACACTCAAAGTTGAGGAGCCGGTCGACTCCTTGGAGAAGATCGAGTTCTGTCAGGCACACCCGGTCTGGTGTGCGGACGGATGGCGGATGGTGCGTAATTTGGATGCGCTCAGCAAGGACACGCTCTGTCTTCGTGTTGGTCACGAGGCGGAGATGTGGATGGCCGCAGTGGGTGAATGTGGTCATGCTCTTGCTGGGTGCGTCCCGATTTACTGCAAGTACTACGAAGTCTACCGAGCTGTTCAGGCCCGGCCGTTGAGGCGATTCGTCGCCTTTGACGACATGGGCATGTTCAGGATGTCCCGGGGTATGTGCGGGGATTATCCGGTCACCGATGATTGCCGAGCGTCTTTTTACGAGGCGTTTGGCATCACACCGGATGAGCAACGCGCTATCGAGCGTCAGTACGAGCTCACACGGGAGCGGAGAGGCCGCGGGGACGCTTTTGACAGGCGGACACGCGGTTATCGATGCTTGATCTGACAACCTCCCCCACGTCTCGTCGGTTTGGAGCCGGGCCGGCTGGGAGCCTATCCTAGCTAGCTGGTTGTGGCACACCATGCCAAGGACCGCAACGGTTTTCCGTGACGGTTTGTGGTTCAATGCCTTCAACCAGGGTTAAGGGTGCTAGGGGGGTGTGGTTCAAAGTCAGTTGGTTGTGCGGCACGTAAGTCCATTGGCGGTGTACGCGGCCATGCTTGTCTGTAGGGTGAGTCCAGCACGGTGGGGGGTGGAGCAGCTGTAGATTAGTAGGTTGCCAGGTTGGATAAG